AGCGGCGGCTGGTTCGGCGGCTGCGGCTGGTGCATCCCTTGTCAGTGCAGCAACCGGGGCCATGCAGGGCGGTTATGGATCAGCATACAGCGCAGGTTCTTACATCGGGCAGGGCCTTGCGGCCGGTCTTGCATCGCAAGCCGGAGCGGTTGCATCACAGGCGGCGGCACTTGCGGCGGCGGCTAATGCCGCGATTCAAGCAAAAGCGAAAATCGGATCACCATCCAAAGTCCAGATTAAAAACGGCAAATGGACGGGCGAAGGCTATGCAATCGGTCTTCAGAGGTCGATGGGCATGGTCAAGACGCAGGCGCGGAAGATAGCGGCAATACCATCCAATATCCTTCGTGAATCCCAGGCGGATATTAAGGACTTCGGTGCAGATGCCAGACTGGACGAGAGCCTCAGTTACACAAGAGACCAGACCATCATCGTCAAGACCTACATCGACAAGCGAGAGATCGGTCGAGCGGCGGCAGAGACGAGAGATGGAATCGACAGAACAGAGAAACGCAGGAGAGGAGTTAGAGCATGACGATGTACAATTATCGTGACACAACACAGCTTCCTTTGCCTCCTGATGATCTTCCTTCCGAGGCTTTGTGCTTCGGAGGGACTTATATTGAGAAAGCAGTACCTGGATACAGAACACTGTACACAACGGGTCGCGAAGGAAATGAACGTGAAATCTCACAGACAGAGTCTTCAGATCGTGACGGGGCGCGTTTTCGCTCCGTCAGGCGAAAGCCGAGGGAAATCCATGTAGGTTTTCAAATTAACAGCAGGAATGCGAGAGACTACACTTATAAGTTCAATGCTCTCAAGAAGCTCCTGAAGGAAGAAGAAGCGGAGCTGATTTTTAATGATGAGCCGGATAAGTTCTTTCGTGGCACGCTGACAAATATCGAAATGGAGGATACCGGAGATCTCTTTGTAACGGGCGAGCTTGTCTTCGTCTGCTCGGATCCGTACAAGTATGCGGTGGATGAACACAGCATAACGGTCCAGGCAGACGGCGGACGGGCAACTATTGAGCTTGACTATCGCGGCACAGTGGATGCTTATCCGATTCTCCGGACGACAACGAGGGCAGAGACAGAGTCTTTGCTCTTTTCTGACGATGCCGGCAACATGATTGCCATCGGCACGCCTGATGCAAACAATGTGGGTCTTGCAAGAGGTACGCGAAATTTAATTGCAAACGCAAATTCGTTCCTCAATACGGGCATCTATCCGGATACGGTGACAAGATATGCGGAGGAATACTACCGCATGACGCCTGTCAGAGTCAATGACGGCTCTCAGGAAGTGATCACCATTAACGGCACTCGTTACTTAACGATGGCACGAGTCATTCCGAGTGAGCAGAGCACAAAAGACGAGGAAGAAACCGAGGAAGAGGAGGAAATCGTCGATCCTACGATAGATACTTCCGAAGTAACGGGCGTGACGCTTTACAAAGCAATCACGCAGACGACAATGCGCAACTACGTTGTGACAGCGCAGCCGTTATTCTACACGGACGATCTTCGTGAGGTCGGGTACTTTCACTTTGGTCTTATCTCAGAAATCGTGGAACAGAGCGACACGCTGACAGCGGAAATCGAAGAAGCGGAAATCATTCTGGAGAAGACGGGCGTCGGTTCGGCTTACGCGACAGCGGTTATGTGCGTCTATGGCGTGGAGGCCAAGAAAGTGCGCGTGAGGGTCGGCAAAGATAATCCGATCAGCGGGCTGAACGGTATTGGAATCGGCATTGCACGATTCGGCGATATCTACACCTTCACACTCGGCGAAGAAACCTACGAGATTGATGCATCAGCTTACACATCCATCATGCAGGGCACAAATCCGAAGTATGTATGTGTCTCTCTGGCCAGAGTCAAGGGACAGCAGCAGATGTCCGGTCTCGGTATTGCGTCAGCCCAGAGCATAGCAACAGGCAGGACATCGCAGGACGAACTGGCCAACGTCATGCGTGCATCAGAGAACATCGTGATTGACTGCTCGACAGGCGAAATCAGGTCGAACGGAAGACCTAACCCCGCACTCGGAAGCATCGATAACAACTGGATGGAGTTCAGTTTGAAGCCGGGATTTAACCGGATTGAATGCTCAGCAGTCACGACAGATGACATGGGGGCAAAACCCACATCATATACGATGTCTTATCGGGAGGTATGGGAGTGATTGTTTATTTTACGGACAAAATGCTCAACGTCCTCGGTATGGCCGGTGCTCGTGACGGAATGATCATTACGGGTGATGTGTACCAGAACGAGCTGGACACGGGCGCGCCCGTTATGGAGTGTTATTTAGAGTATCCAAAGGGGATGCGACGGAAAGCAGAGAGATGCGCGGAACCGGGCGGGTACGTGCTGCGCAAGCGCCTGAACCGTTATGAGGTGTTCACCATCTTGGAGAGCGAGGGTGAGCCCGAATTAGGGCGCGTGTGGATGCACCTTGAAGGCGGGGGCATTGACCTTGTGTGCGAGGAAGCCAAAGCGATGGCGGCAGACGGAAAGCATCGTATCACCTACTACTTGAATCTATTCATCAAGGACAGCGGTTTCACCATCCGACACAATGACATACCGAGGAACGAAAGAACTTTATCCTGGGATTCCACATCAACCGTCATGGAGCGGATCCTGTCTGTGGCCAACAGCTTTGGTGTAGAGCTTGAGTTTGATTTTGATATCGACGGTCTCCGGATTACAGGAATGTACATCGACATCCGCAAGAAAAGAGGCAAGTCATTACAGAAGCCTCTTGTTGCAGGCCGGGAGATATCCTCTATCAAGCGAAAGAGAAGCCTTGCGACATTTGCTACTGCTCTGAGGGTCGAAGGCGGCACGCCAGAGGGCGAAGAGAATCCCATCAACTTAGTCGGTATGACTTACGATGACGGTGATATCTGGCTCTCTGAGGGCGGCAGTCTGTACAGCCGAAAAGGACGCGAGAACTGGAGACGATTCAAGGCCAAGGACGAAGGCGGCGGATGGGTTATCGCTTTCTTTTCGTATGATACGACCAATAAGAAGATGCTGCTGAGTAAGGCAGTAGCGGAACTGAGAAAGCGCAACCACATGCAGGAAGAGTTCTCAGCCGATATCCTTGACCCGGACATTGTTCTCAGTGTCGGTGACACGGTCAAACTGTCGGACGCAGAAGGAATGATCTTCGTATCCGCAAGAGTAACGAAGATTGAAGAGTCTGAAGAAGAGATGTACACAACGGTAACATTTGGCGAGTATGTCAATCTTGAAGTTGAGGAGGTGGAAACAGAGTAAATGGCATCTTACAATCTTAATTTAATACCGGGCAATGCTCCGGTAGTTGTGCCGGTCAACCAGTACGATCACGGATACTCCATTGACTTCACAGTGTACGATGGGGATACCGTCTTCGGCTTGAGCGGATACTCGGCAATTATAAACATCGGCAAGCCGGATATGAACGTCTTCTCTGGTGGAACGGTAACGCTGCGCGGAAATGTGGCCACTATCACGCTTGAAGAGCAGATGACGGCTATGTACGGTCCTTGCATCGCAGAGATCGTCTTCACGAATTCCAATGGTCGCAGAGCAACGGCAAACTTCATCTTGGACGTTGAAAAATCTCCCCTTGAAGACGGAGCAGAGTCTGAGAGCGTCATAAACTACATCGAATCAAGCATTGAATCGGCTGAGAACGCTACGGAAGCGGCGGAAAGCGCCACAACGGCAGCCACGGCCGCAGCGGTGGCAGCAAGGGACGCAGCAAGATCGGCGGCCAATGTGGCGGCCAATATTGCTAACATGCCCGAGGTCCTTCGGCAGTTGTCCGTCACGCTGGCGGACACCACCGGCCAAAACAAAATTATTTGTCTGGATCATAACGGCAATGTGAGCGCGCTTAGCGGCGGATATGTTACCCCTCAGATGTATGGCGCGAAGGGTGACGGAACCACGGATGATACGGCCGCATTTGAGGCGGCGCTGGCAAGCGGTGAGCGCGTTGTTGTACCAATGGCCACCTACAAGCTCAATGCGGTGATGTGGACGGATGACAGTATCGTTGTCAACGACAGCGGCGCATACAACACACATCCGCTGATAGTAAGCAAGGCCGTGCGGGACAGTGCGCCGGTGGAGCACGTTGTTAAGCAGTTCAATGCATCGACCGGAAACACGCGTGACTATTCCCTCCGCGGGGCCTGCTACGATTCCGCCAATGATCGCATTATTGTAGCATACGGCACCAGCTACACGGACATAAACCAGAACACGGATCTTATACTGACGGCATATGATACAGATTTCAACCCCGTGGCGGGCCTGTCCAAAGTGATTGCGGACGGCGGGCAGGGCGCCGGTATATGCTACAACCCCAACACACACAAAATATACGCGGCGTGTGGTAACGGCACTAACGCCTATAAAATAGCGGTAATCGACCCCGACACGCTTACGTTTGAATCATGGCAGCCTGCGCCCGCGTCCTATCGCGTGTGGGGGATTGCTTATGATCCTGACAATGACATGTACTATTGTACTTTCGAGGTGAGCGATGGGGTGTATATAAACGACGCTGTCAGTTCGTCCTTCGGGTTAATTGACAAGGCATTCCCGCTGCTTACTGATACGGTCAAGGAAGCGGCGGGGCTTAGTGCCTCCGACGCGCTTGTGGCAGAACAGGCCGTTGTTTACGGGCAACAGATTTTACAGTTATTCTCCGGGCCCGGCGCGGCGTACATTGCTCAGCATAATTATGCCGACAACAGCCTGAAAAAAGCCT